CCCCGCCGTAAACAACTGGGATTCTATGAAGAGTTCCATCTTCATACTTGACTACAAAATTACTAAAAAATCTAATAGTTTGTGTAAGATATCTTCTTATTTGACCATCATAAAAATGTAACATTAAAAGTTCGCCTCTGGTCTAAGTGCTTTAGAAAGACTTTGTTTTTGTGCTTCTCTAAAGTTATATAATGAAACAGTCCACGCGCCAGTATACGGGATTGTTTGTTGTTCTGTATTAACAACTGGTAGATTAATGGTAAGTTTTTCAACACCATTTACTAAATGAGTTGTTAATAAATCTGGATTATCTGCAATTACATATTCTAATTTAGTTGTTTCTAATTTTAATACAACATATAATGCTGGTATAACATTAATATGTGTGTTAATTATAATATCACCAACTGCTGCATTTACAACATCTGCACTAACTTTATCATGATAGGTAAATTCTGTATTATTAATGAAACTTGTTTTTAATGTACGTCTTGTATCAGAATTAGTCATGGACATTCTTACCGCATCTTCAACTTTGTTCCATCTTATACCATCAAATCTAAATAATCTATTTGGAAGAAAGTCAGTTCTTAAGAAGAAATCATCGGTAACTGCATTATCTGGAAATTGAATTCCAGTTCCAAAATAATATCCATTTACTGGGAATCCATCACCAACCAAATATCCAGTATATCCAGATCTTACAGGTCTGCCATTATTTTCACTAGCCAAGAATGATGAATTACTAGCATCCATTATTGTGTCACTTGCTGTTTCGATAATAGGTGAACCGGTAGAATCAATTGCTAATGTATAGAATTGTCTAGTTTCATATCCACTAAATGGAGCATCGGCATCTGCTTGATTTATTACTGCATCGTTTATTTCTAACTCTCTCGCACGAGTGCTTATTAAATCACGAATAGTAACAGATGTATTTTCACCTGCTGGTAAATCAAGTATTTCAGCAAATTGTTGACTATCTGTCATTTTAGTGGTTCTTAATCTATATAAATGTGGATACCATGTTGCACTAAATCCTTCACTAGCACGACCTACATCTTCAATAACATAATAACGTGGCAAACTAAAATCAAAATCATTTAATGCAAAGTCATCTTTTAAGTGTGGGAGTTCCAATACATCACCACTTATTGGTTTACGACCAACATAATTAATAAAATCATTTATATGAACAGTCATATATAATGTATCGTTATCAATAAACATCCCAAATTGACTTAAATTGAAATCAATATTTTGAACATTATAATATCCTCTGATACGATAAATCTCTGGATCATAATGTCTATCACGATTTTCTAATAATAACATATCCTGTATATTAGTTGTGGTAACTGATGAATATATTGGTTGGTCAGGTGAACCAGAAGTTGCTATTTGTGGTCCTAAATATTTATGAACATATATTGAAGTGCCACCAACTTGAAACATTCTACTTATTTGACGATCTATAAACTTATAATTATTGCCCTTCTCAGGCTTAAACATACTTAACTTTGGCACATTAATCTCCGGCACATATGGTATTTATCTGATAAATATAGTTGGAGAACCATTATGACAGAACTACTTACAGATACAACCACAACTTCAACTATTGAACGAAATAAAGTTTTTGAATATGTAAAAACAATGTTGGGCAACGGTATGATTGACATTGACCTTGATCCTATTCACATGGAAACAGCACTTGATAGAGCATTAACCAGATTTAGACAACGCAGTCCAAATGCAGTAGAAGAAAGTTATAGTTTCCTAGAATTAATACAAGATCAAAATGAATATAGATTACCAGATGAAATCATCGAAGTTCGTCAAGTATTTCGTAGAGCAGTAGGCTCTAGAACTGGTATGGGAGCTGGTGGTACATTATTTGAACCATTTAACTTAGCTTATACCAATACTTACATGATGAGTGGTAGTATGATGGGTGGATTAGCAACATATGAGATGTTTGCTGGTTATCAAAAGTTAGTTGGAAGAATGTTTGGTAGTTATATAGAATTCAAATGGAAACCAACTAGTCATCTATTAGATATATTACAAAGACCATTTGCACAAGGTGAACAGATCTTAATTCAATCGTATAACTATCGCCCTGATTACGTTTTATTACAAGATATATATGCTAAGCAATGGCTACGCGATTACACCTTAGCTACTTGTAAAATGATTTTAGGTGAAGCAAGAAGTTTATTTGCTAGCATTGCTGGACCAACTGGCTCTATACAACTAAATGGAAACGACCTTAAAACTGCCGCTAAAGAAGAACTTGCAGCACTGGATAAAGAATTAGAATTGCTAATATCTGGCGGGACAGGATTGTATTTTGTGTTAGGTTGATCTTGACAAACTTTAATATTTTTGGTATAATATCCTTAATTAAGGAGATATAATGATTATAGGAATAGTTGGGTCAATCGGATCGGGTAAGGATACAGTAGCAGATTATCTATCAAACTTTCACGAATTTCGTCGTGAATCATTTGCTGCAAGTTTAAAAGATGTAATCTCAATTATATTTGGATGGGATAGAACCTTACTTGAAGGACGTACAAAACAATCACGCGCGTGGCGAGAAGAAGTGGATACCTGGTGGGCTAATAGATTGGATATACCTCATTTAACCCCTCGATGGGTTTTACAACATTTTGCAACTGAAGTATGTCGTGAAAAATTTCATGATGATATATGGATAGCTAGTTTAGAAAAAAAATTACTTACAAATACTGATAATTTGGTAATTACTGATTGTAGATTTCCAAATGAAATTCAATCTATACAAAATGCTGGTGGTAAGATTATTAGAATAAATCGAGGTTCGGCTCCAGAATGGGCATCATATGTACCTGATGCCTTGAAAAGTGACTTGACTTCAATAACAATATTAACAGATAACTATGGAATACATCAAAGTGAATGGATATGGTATGGTGTAAATTTTGATTTAGTTATTGATAACAATGGAACTATTGATGAGTTACATAATCAAATAAATGATTTTATAAATCTGGAGTCAGATCGCCCTGTCTCCAACTAACCCCGTCCCTATGCAAACTTCTCTGACAATTTGCACAAACAGTCTTTAAATTACTCGGTCTACAATTATTCAAATCTCCATCCACGTGAAACACTGAAAATATTTCAATGTATGGTGATTTGAACCCGCATTTATCACAATGATTTTTTAATCGATACCCAGCCTTATACCATCTACAAATCCTAGGCTTTCCTTTCAAGCACTGTTCACATACTTTTCTGTAATACTTCTTTCCATTTTTAATATAGTTAATTGCAGCTGGTCTACAGCCACATACGCATAGTGGTCTCATCTTGTATTTACAAAAGTTTAACCTTTTTTTCCCTTTTAAAGCACTAATATCAGCCATAAAATTTAAAAAAAGCCTAAATATAAGATAGAAAGTTCATGGAGAATATATTATGGCTCAACTACAATCACCAGGCGTAAGTGTAACAGTAATAGACGAAAGTTTTTATACACCTGCCGCACCTGGAACAGTTCCTTTAATCGTTGTTGCTTCGGAAGAAAGCAAACCAAATGGCGCAGGTACCGGTGTTGCCCCTGGTACATTAAAAGCAAATGCTGGTCAAGTTTATTTATTGACTAGTCAAAAAGATTTATCTGATACATTTGGAACACCGATGTTTCAAACAGATGCAAATAACAATCCTATTCACGCGGGCGAATTAAATGAATATGGTTTACAAGCAGCTTACAGTTTCTTAGGTGTTAGTAATAGTGCATATGTTGTTCGTGCTGATCTAGACCTATCACAATTGACAGAATCAACTCAAACCCCAGCTGGATTACCTGCTGATGGATCAACATGGATTGATACTGCTGATACACAATTTGGTATTTTTCAATGGAATTCATCACCTGCTTCAACATTGGGTGGACAAACATTTACTGTTCAAAAACCAGCTGTTATTACTGAAAATACTTTATTAGATGATATGGGTGCACCTAAAACTAGTTTTGGTGCAATTGGTAGCTATGCAATTGTCGCAACTACAAGTTTAATTACCGTATGGTTTAAAAAACCTGCAACAACAGTCGCTTCACCAGTTCAATGGGTAGAAGTTGGTAGTTCAGAATGGGTTGCAAGTTGGCCAACTGCGCAAGGCAACAGCTTACAAAGTAGTATTACTTTATTATCTGGGGATGTGTTTACTATTAATACACATGATATCACAACTGTTACATCATTGACTGATATAGTAACGCAAATTAATACAGGTGGAACAAATGGTGCACCATTAGTTTCTGGAATTAGTGCAGCTATTATACAAAATAAATTACAAATTTATTCAACTGGTGTAAATGTAATTCTTGCTGGGTCAAGTATTACTAAAGTTGGTTTAACTGTTGGTACATATTTGGCACCAGCATTAAGTATAGCACCACATACACAAGTTCCAACATATAAAATTACTGATAATTCAAGTATTGCTGGCATTCCAACTGGCTCAATTTGGGTGAAAACAACAACACCTAACGCAGGTGCACATTGGATTGTTAATATATATAACTCAAAAGCTGGTTCATGGAGTTCAGTAACTGCTCCATTATATGCAAATAATTTATCTGCATTACACTCGATGGATTCAACTGGTGGTGGAAACAACCTAGCTATTAATACATTGTATGTAAAATTTAATGATTCTGAAACATTTGCAACAGAAAACAATATAAGCTATCCAAAATATGCTGATTTCAAATTATATCGTCGTAGTGCAGTTGGTGCAACAGCAATTACATCTGCAATTATTACATCTGCATTGTTAAGTCCTAATACATATACATTTACAGTTCAAGAAAGTGTTATTGGAAGTGGTGCATTTAATTCTGCAATTACAATCTCATTTACGGTAACTTTAGGTGATACTGGACCAACTGTTGCTGATGCAATTGCTAGTGCAATAAACTCAGCTGGGTTTACAAATATTGTAGCAGTAGTAAATGGTTCTAATCAAGTTGTAGTTAGTCATTTAACAGGTGGTGATTTTAAATTAGTTGATGGAACACAAACACCATTAACCTCTTTATTCTCAACTACAAGAACAGCTAACTTCTACGCAGATCCAACAGGAAATTCAGGTGAATATGTTGCTAGTAACTGGACAGCATTAAATGATACTAAAACAGGTTCATTTGCTATACCAAGTCCAAGTGCACCAACATCATTAACTACTGATGGAACATTATGGTATAACGGTAATATTGAAGAAGTAGATATCTTAATTCATAATGGAACAACTTGGGTTGGATATTTAGATTCAACTGCGCAAACAATTAACCAAGCAGGTATCACAGATCCATTACCAACTGACCCAATGGGACCAATTGTTAGTGCATCAGAACCTACTACACAACAAGATGGCGTATCAGCTCTTGCAAATGGTGATTTATGGATTAGTACAGCTAATTTAGAAAAATATCCATTAATATACAGATATGATTTCATTACTAAAAAATGGAATTTATTAGATAACAGTGATCAAACAACAGAAAATGGCATAGTATTCCATGATGCTAGATGGTCAACAGGTCCAGGGACTGGCACTGAAGGTGCTAATCCAGCCTCAATTACAACATTGTTAACAAGTAACTTTTTAGATTTTGATGCACCAGATCCAGCATTATATCCAAAAGGAATGTTGTTATGGAATCTTCGTAGAAGTGGATTCAATGTTAAAAAGTTTGTTCAAAATTATGTTGATATATTAGATACTAATACTCGTTATAATAATAATGAACCAATGACTAACTATTATCCACATCGTTGGGTATCTGATGCAGCTAATCAAGCTGATGGTTCAGGATCATTTGGTAGAATGGCACAAAGAACTGTTGTTTTACAAGCAATGACTGCATTAATTAACAGCAATCAATCTATTCGTGATGAAGATAGCAAATTATTTAATTTATTAGCAGCACCTGGATATCCAGAATTAATTAAACCACTTGTTAATTTAAATTATGACCGTGGATTAACTGCGTTTATTGTTGGTGATTCACCAGCAAGATTAACACCAGATGCTACATCATTAAGTAATTGGGGTAATAATGTTAACAATGCATTAGGTGATGGTGATGAAGGATTAGTAACAACTGATCCATACTTAGGTGTATTCTATCCTTGGGGTTATAGCACTGATAATATGGGTAATAACATTTCTGTTCCACCTAGTCACATTATGTTAAGAACTATCGCATTAAGTGATAATGTAAGTTATCCATGGTTTGCACCAGCTGGTGTTCGTCGTGGTGGAATTACTAATGCTTCAGCGGTTGGATACATTACTGCAGAAGGTGAATTTAATTCAGTAGCATTGAATATTGGACAACGTGACACGTTAGCAAACATTCATGTAAATCCATTAACTTATATTTCTGGAACAGGGTTAGTTAACTACGGTCAAAAAACACGCCAATTAGTTGCTAGTTCATTAGATAGAATTAATGTTTCTAGATTAGTAGTTTATTTACGTGTTCAATTGGCAAGAATTGCAAAACCTTATATTTTTGAACCAAATGATACACAAACACGTAATGAAATTAAACAACAAATAGAAAGTTTCTTACTAGAATTAGTGGGACAACGTGCATTATATGATTTCTTAGTAGTATGTGATACATCAAATAACACACCATCAAGAATCGATGCAAATGAACTTTATGTTGATATTGCAATAGAGCCAGTAAAAGCAGTGGAATTTATATACATTCCATTACGTTTAGAGAACACTGGTGCCATTGCTAAATTGGGTAAATAAATTAGGAGAATAAAATGGCAATTGCAGCATTATCAAACTTTACAGTACCGCTAGCCTCTGATCAGAGTGCTAGCACCCAAGGCTTATTAATGCCTAAACTAGCATATCGTTTCAGAGTTTCATTAGAAAACTTTGGAACATCTGGTAGCACAACTGAACTTACTAAACAGGTAGCAGAAGCAGGAAGACCGAAAGTTGAATTTGAATCACAAACAATTGATGTCTATAACAGCAAAGTTTACTATGCTGGTAAACCAAAATGGTCAACAATCACTGTAAAATTACGTGATGACGTTACTGGTGCGGTTAGTAAATTAGTTGGTGAACAAAACCAAAAACAATTTGATTTCTTTGAACAAAGTTCAGCAGCATCAGCTGGTGATTATAAATTTACTATGAGAATAGAAATGTTAGATGGTGGAAATGGCGCCGACACTCCAAATGTTTTAGAAACATGGGAATGTTATGGATGCTTTATCCAAACTACTGACTGGAATGCACAGGCATTATCATATAAAGAAAATGGACCAGCAATGATTTCATTAATAATTCAAATGGATAATGCAGTTCAAAAAGGTGCTTCAGCAGGATTAGGTGTACCAGGATTGGTACAACCACGTGGAACAACAAACGCTCTAGGAGCTTAATGTAATATAACCCACCGAAAGGTGGGTTTTTTACGTCTGTTCTATTAACTACCTAGTTAATTAATTGAATAAATACTATATGGCATTTACTCCTAATAAATTTTTACAAGATGATTCTAATATATATCTGCGTGATCAAGAACACGCGGCACGGCTGTTTGTTGACGATCAATTTAGATTAGCACCAAAGCAAAAATTTTTATTTCATGTTGCGTTTAATATAAATCCAGCTGCTTGTAAAGATGCAAGTTTGATACAACGTCATAAAAATGAAATTAATATGCTTGTTAAAGACATTAGTTTACCTAGTTTTACAATTAATCAAGATTTAGTTAATCAATATAATAGAAAAAAAGCTATACAATATCAACATATTCCAGGTGAAGTTTCTATAACATTTCATGATGATAATATGGGTTTGATTAATAAAGTTTGGCAAAATTATTATAGTTATTATTATGCAGATTCTACTACAGCAACAGTTTCTGGAACATATAATAGAACAGCAACTAAAAATTCAAATTATATTACAAGAACATATGGATTAGATAATGGAAGTACATCCCCATTTTTTAATTATATTACAATTTATCAGATGGCTAGACATGAATATGTTAGCTATAAACTAATAAATCCAATAATAAAATCTTGGGATCATAATAAATTAGATTATGCCACAACTCAAACAAATGACTTTACTATGAAATTACAATGTGAAGCAATAACGTATGATTCTGGAATGGTCTCTGATGGAACTGTTGAAGGATTTGCAGTTGAACATTATGATAATACACCAAGTCCATTAACTGGAAGTGTAAATAATACATCAGCCAGTCCAACATTTGTAAATCAACCTACTGCCGTTACTAATAATTCGGCGTTAAATACAATATTTCAACAAATTAATACATATCAGAATACAAAGGGATTAAATAATGCTGGGACAAAGGGAGTAATAAATAACTTAGCTAGTATTACTACACAAGGTGTAAATGGAATTCAAGGTATTGCATTTCCGACTCCAGTAACAAATAATCAACCTACCGTAGCAAAGCTAATTAATTTAGGAAAATAAATGTCTAGTAATTTACCAATGACACAAGTTGTAGATAGTTCTACAAATGTAAAACAATTCTTTGATAATTTTTTCAATCATCAAGTTACATTCCCAAGTAATCAAATAGATGCAACAGTTGGATTCTTTCTTAAAAGAGATTTTGATTTAGAAAGTGCTAGATCTACTGCTATTGTTTTACTTAACCAAGCTAGAATAGATAATGTTAATGTATTTGAATTAATAGATACACTAAAATCACTTACCAATGTACAACTAAGTCAAATTGTTGCACAAGTATTAAATGCATCTCGTGAAAAAACAAGCCAATTAGGTTATAGAATCGCACCAATAGTAAATCAATATGAGGCTAGAAACATTCTAGTATAATATGGCACATAACTTTGCACGTGGGACATTTGTACCTAAAAATCCACAAAAATATGTTGGAATGGGTAAAATTACATATAGGTCTAGTTGGGAATTTTCATTTTGTAATTTCTGTGATACTAATCCAAGTATACAACGTTGGGCAAGTGAAGCAATAAAAATACCATATCGTAACCCATTAACTGGTAAACAAACTGTTTATGTACCAGATTTCTTTATTCAATACCTAGATAAGAACAATAAAATGCAAGTTGAATTAATTGAAATAAAACCTGCCAGTCAACAACTTATCGAAAAAGTTGGTAAGAGTAAAATCAATCAAGCTATGTTTATTAAAAATCAAGCAAAATGGGCAGCTGCTAGTATATATTGTAAACAACAAGGTATAAAGTTTCGCGTGTTAAATCAATACGATCTGTTCCATAATGGAAAATGATAAATAAAAATGTAGTTCACGGAATGGGGATTCCTAACTACTTTAATGTCAGAGAGGACATCAACAATGATATTTATCGAAAACAAATATACTAAATGGTATAATAATATTATTATATCATCAAAATCTAGAATATTACCAACTAATTTATATGTAGAAAAACATCATATCATACCTAAGAGTATGGGTGGTAATGATTTTAAAGAAAATATAGCCATACTTACTGCCCGTGAACACTTTGTATGCCACTTATTATTAACAAAAATGACAATTGGTGATGCTAAATATAAGATGATATTTGCATTTTCTTGTATGTTTATGTCAAGTAATAATCAACAACGGTATAATAGTAAGTTATTTGAGTATTCAAAACTAAATAAGAAGCATAGTGATGAATCAAAGAAAAAGATGTCCATTGCAAAAAAAGGTACAAAACAATCAGCAGAAACAATCGCGATTCGTGTAGAAAAATTAAAAGGACGACCATCTATCACAAAGGGACAGAAAAAACATTCTGAAAAATCTAAAAAAGCTATAAGTGATCACCAAAAATCGTTATGTGCAGCAATGACACCAGATGAAATGAATATTAGAATGAAAACTTCTTGTTCATCACCTGAAAGCTGGACACAAGAAAGAAAGGATAAGATTTCAAAAGCTAATACTGGTAAAGTTCGAACAGAAGAACAGAGAAAAAATTATGGTCATTTAAAAGGTAAACCTTGGCCAGACGCAAGAAGACTTGCATATTTAAAAAAGAAGGATTTAGAATGACTCGAAGGCTGGAAGAGATCCTGAACTTGCCAGATAGCAAGGAAATAATAAAAAAAGAAGAAACACCTAAACGTGTTAAACAATCACCTCCATCATTTAGAAATATGTCGGAGTTTGATAAGATATCAGCTGCATTGCCACCAGTTACTGGGTTAGGTGATTTAAGTGATACAGAATTTGATGAATTAGCTGAAAAAGCATCTAACGCATATGACGACTTAATGGACTTAGGTATGAATGTTGAAGCTAGATATTCAGCAAGATTATTTGAAGTTGCATCATCTATGCTTAAAAATGCAATAGATGCAAAGTCTGCAAAGGTTGATAAAAAACTTAAAATGATTGAACTTCAACTTAAAAAACAAAAAATAGATGCCGATACTTCAGTAGAAGATAATGGTATTAATATCCAAGGTGAAGGTTTTGTAGTAGCTGATCGTAATAGCCTTTTGGAAAAATTGAAAAACATGCGATGATTAAATCATTTATTTTGATAAATACAAGAATGGGATTATATTATGACAAAATCATTTAAAGAATATTTGCAAGAAAGCAAACAAAATTACGAATTTAAAATTAAACTGGCTGGCGAATGTACTGATGCTTCTAGTAAAATTAAAGCTGCGTTAGATAGATTTAAAGTTGAATCTATATCAGAAAAAAGAACACCAATACAAGAAACCCAAGTTGACTTTCCTGAACACGCAAATATTGGAGTTACGGTGTTTGATATATCATTATCATATCCAGTAACAAGTAACCAAATTAGGGATTTAGTTGCAGAAGCATTAAATATCTCACATAGTTGTGTAAAAATTAGAAACTTGAAAGAGCAAGAAGAAGATGCAATTAATTCACAATATTGCCCAAATCATCCATCTGGAAAAGCAATGTTAGGAACTGATTATGAAGCATCTAATCACCAATCATTAGTTGGTGAAGAACATAAAATGGCATTGTTAAAAGAACTTAGCAAAACCAAACATCAAGGAACACCATACACTGGTATCAATGATGAAATATTGGCTAATAAAGCTCCTACCAGCCCTAATACTGTATCTAAAAGTAAAGTTGATAAAGCTATAAGTCCAGTAGGTTCTAAACAAAATAAATTACCAGATCCATATAAAGGAAGATAATATGAACTTTACAGATTTATATAAAAAAATAACAAACATTGATAACGGGCTGAATGAAAGTGAATTAGTAGAATGCCCTTGTGAAGAAGGCCCAATGGCACATCCTAAACAACAAGATTCGGTTAATATGAACGTTTCTATCAATGGCCAAGGTGCCAATGGTATTCGTGACTTAATGGATATTTTAAAAAATATTGATAAAGTAGATGGAAGTGAAAAACATGATATATTAGTAGGTGAACCTGAACAAACTGAACCTGACCAAGATGATTCTGATGAGGTTGTATTTGACATAGAACCAACTCATGATGACGAAGAACCATTAATGACAGATGACTATGAAAATTCACCAATTGGCGCATCTGATGCAGCCGTTTATGGAATATCAGCTGTTACTGCAATGGGTGATGATTTATTCAGTAAAGGTAAAGGTGCTAAAAAAGCAAATGGTGGAGAAAATCCTTGGAATGTAGACGAATCCTTGATTAACCATTTAAACAGCCTTTATGAACAAGTAAAACAACACAAAAAAGTAAACGAAAGTTTGGGATATGGTCATCCAGATGATCAAGTAACCGACCAACCAGCATATAAAAAACCACGCAGAAGTGGTGGTTCATCAGATAGTTGGGGGGCTGAAGATTACGAAAAAGAAAGACATTATGCTAGACAAGATGATGCGGCAGAACATAAACGTCAACAAGCTAAGAAAACAAAATGGGTTGATGAAAAAGGTACTGCACCAAACGGCGAAAAATTTAATGCAAAATATTTCGTTATGGCAGATACAATAGAAAAAGCCAGAGAAGACATATTGAGTACAAAAGATTTTCATCGTGGTGCGAAAAATTTTGTAGATTTTGAATATAAACCATCTGGTGAAAATGTTATTGGAATCGCATATGTGTTTGATAGACACGCATAATAATTTATTATTTTAAATAAAAAAACGGGCTTCGGCCCGTTTTTTATGTAAATAAGATTATGGCTAAATCATTAGACGGTTCGCTTACCAAAAAAGCACACATAAAACAACAATGGACTGAATCACACGTTGCAGATATGCTTGCATGTATGGATCCAGAATATGGATATCTATACTTTGCAAGGAAATTCTTTTATATACAACATTCAGTAAAAGGTAAATTATTATTTGACCCATTTAAATATCAAGAAGGGTTATTACATAGTTACCATACAAAAAGATTTAATATTAATATGCTACCACGACAAAGTGGAAAAGCATTAAGTCTAAATACACCCATTCCAACACCAAGTGGTTGGACAACTATGGGTGATATTCAAGTTGGTGATATTATATTAAGTAATATGGGAAACCCCACTACTGTTACGTTTGCTACTGAAATTATGTATAATCATACATGTTATGAAGTAGAATTCGATAATGGAGAATCTATTATTGCGGATGCAGAACACTTATGGAAAGTTAGTACAGCAAATTGGAGTAATAAATCAAAAATTCTTACTACTGATGAAATAAAAAAATATAAGGATACGCATTCATTAGAACAAGGATTATATATAGATATTACAGAACCTGTTCAATACGAGTATAAGTCATTGCCAATTCATCCATATATATTAGGATTGTGGCTTGGTGATGGATATTCTGGTGATGGTAGATACGTTCAATCAAATATAGATAATATAGAAATGATTCAATATATATCTGAATCTGGATATGCCGTATCTGAACCATCCGTAAATAGCAATAATAGTGAACGTAGAAACATTATAGGACTACGGACATTATTGAACGGAAACAATCTATTAAAAAATAAACATATACCAACTGATTATATGTTCTCATCAATTGATCAAAGGCTTGAATTACTTCGTGGATTGATGGATACTGATGGAAGCTGTACAAAAAATGGGAATTGTGAATTTTATCAAAAGAACTTTAAATTAATAGAACAAGTAAGGACAATATTATCATCACTTGGAATTAAGACAAGATGTTCTTGTAAAATTATAAATGGTGTGAATTATTATACATTAAAATTTTCCACAAAAAAATATATAGTGTTTAAGTTGAAAAGAAAAGCTGAAAGACAGTTATTGTGCAAAGGCCATGTAAAAAACACTAGATTATACATAAACAAAATCACTAAAACATCTTCAGTTCCAGTAAGATGCATCCAAGTTGATAATGATGAGCATATGTTTTTATGTGGTAAAACAATGATACCAACACATAATACAACTTGTGCATCAGCATATCTTTTATGGTATGCAATGTTCCACCCTGACCAAACTATATTAGTAGCAGCACATAAGTTTACAGGTGCCCAAGAAATTATGCAACGTATCCGATATGGATATGAATTATGTCCAGATTACTTACGAGCTGGGGTAGTAAGTTACAACAAAGGAAGTATTGAATTTGAAAATGGTTCACGTATAGTAAGTCAAACAACTACTGGCACAACTGGTCGTGGTATGTCTATTTCATTATTATACTGTGATGAGTTTGCATTCGTACAGCCAAATATAGCAAATGAGTTTTGGACATCTATATCACCTACACTCGCAACAGGTGGACGAGCTATTATTACATCAACACCAAACTCAGATGAAGACCAATTTGCATTAATATGGAAAGAAAGCAAAGATACATTTGACGAATTTGGAAACCAACGAACTGATGGACTAGGAAGAAATGGATTCTTTGGATATAAATCTGATTGGTGGGATCATCCAGACCGTGATGAAAATTGGAAAAAAGAAGAACTTGGTCGTATAGGAGAAGAACGATTCAGACGGGAATATAATTGCGAATTCTTGGTATATGATGAAACTTTGGTTAATAGTATTAAATTATCAGAAATGATAGGTAATGAACCAACCTTTAAGATGGGACAAGTTAGATGGTATAAAAAACCAACACCTGGTAATCTATATCTAGCAGCATTAGATCCAAGTTTAGGAACTGGTGGCGACTACAGTGGTATCCAAGTATTTGAACTTCCAAGTTTTACACAGGTTGCAGAATGGCAACATAATTTAACACCTATTCAAGGACAAATAAAAATATATAGGGATATACTTAGATATTTACAAGATGAATTAGGGCCAGATAATCCTAATTCTATTTACTGGTCAGTTGAAAATAATACAGTTGGTGATAGTGCATTAGTGGTTATTGAAAATCTCGGTGAAGAAACCTTTCCTGGATTATTCTTAAGTGAACCATTAAGAAAAGGTCATGTTAAAAAGTTTAGGAAAGGATTTAACACAACTTTTGGAAATAAAATTTCATCTTGTGCCAGATTAAAATATTTAATTGAAGAAGATAAAATGGTTATTAATAGTAGAGCATTGATTAGCGAACTTAAATCATTTATTGCATCTGGGGTAAGTTTCAAGGCAAAACAAGGACAACACGATGATTTGGTATCATCGGTATTATTGGTAGTAAGAATGAGCACTGTTCTTGCTGAATGGGATCCTAATGTATTTGAAACATTAAGTATAGATGGTATCAATGATGATTGGGAAGCACCACTTCCCGTGTTTGTTTCATCGTATTTCTGATAAATAAGATATGGAAAATAATTTAGATAAGATTGCTAAAGACCTTTATGGCAAAATACAAGTACGATTCCCTGAAATAAAGATTGGGGATGAGAATGCAGAAGTGTTATCAAAAAAAATTGATATACCAAAAGCTAGGTTCTTTGAATTCGAATATAAAGAAGGAGATGAATCACTGGGCGTTATTACTGTTACGCTAGACGAAGATGATGGTGTAATACTTCAAATAAGTCAAGATTTACATGAACATGACCTAACCGATGATGATGATTTCAATAAGTTTATCAGATCATTTAGACAATTTGCTAAAAATCGTTTATTAAAGTTCGATGTACAAAACATCGGTAAAAGCAATTTAGATAAAAGAGATTATAACTTTCAAGCAAAACCAAAGGAATTACCTATTATGGAAAATAGAATGTTTGGTACTAGTCGTATCAGCTATCAAAATTTGGGCGAAGCCCGTTTAGTCGTTAAACATACTCAACCAATTAACCCAGAAGCTGCTGCTGGAAGATCAATGCATATTGAAAGCATTTATATTGAAAATGCAGATGGTGAAAGATTTAAGTACCCATATAAACATCTACATGGTGCAAGAGCACTTGCTGAACATATTAATCATGGTGGAAATCCATATGATCATATTGGTAAACATATTACTGGATTAAGTGAAGAATTAAATCAATTAAGAAAATTTAAAGGTTATGTTAATCGTCAAGAACAAATATCAGAAGCAATGGGTTCAGTAACTAACCGTGTTTTAGAAAGAATAGAAGAAGTTAAAAAAGAAGTTAGTAACTTACAAAAATCTTCTTATTATGAACAATTTGCTGAATCATTTCAATCACAAGAAGATAAAATGATACCAGAAGATATTATGAATGATTGGGTTGATAGATTAACTATTCGCACTTTTAATGAAGATTTGAAAAAAGTATTTCCATATTTGTACAATATCATGGATGAAAGTGAATTGCCAGTTCGTGAACTAACAGCTGATGACTTATTAGATGAAGCATTTGGTAAAGAAGGACTTAAAAAAAGATTAGAAAAAAGTGGATTTGGTACTAAAGAACGTGAAGCTGAAATAAAAGCTAGTGGTGAAAAAATATCAAAATTTAATTCTGATGAAGATGCTGCCGCTGAAAAACGTATGGCAGATTGGAAGAAAAAATTTGGTAAGAAATCTCCTGAAGATCAACTTGAATCATTCTTAGAAGGTATTAGCAGCGATGCATTCTTAAATGATACACCAGAATCAAGCGAATTAAATACATTGTTAGGTGCAAAATTAACTGGTGGTGATATCGGTGTAAATTCACTTAAAGATGAAATTAAAGATCCAGAAGTTCTTAATGTTATTCGTGACATTAGTTTTGATGATAAAGACGCCGAAGATAAAGCTATCAGAGATATTATAAAACATTATTATATTGCTAATAAACCAGAAGAATTAGATCAAATTCCAAATTTATATATAGATGCACCAGCTGATGTTGGTGGTGAAGAACCTCCTGCTGAAGAACCAGCACCAGAAGAAATGCCTCCTGCACCTGCGCCAATGCCTCCTGCACCTGCGCCTGCACCAGCACCTGCGCTAGGTGGAATGCCTCCTGCACCTGCACCAGGTATGCCAATGGCAGAAAGTGCTGTTAAAAAAGCTAAAATAATTAAAATGAAAGAGAAGTTTAAAAATGCTCGTACAAAAGGTGCTACCATAAAAACTCCTTTCTCAGAAAGTATGACATTTGGTGATGCTATGCGTGAATGTGGAATCAATCCATCTGAATGTGGGTATGAAGAAGAAACAACAGTTGATACTAATGAATCAGGTATTGACCAACTATTGAAAATAATTTCTGGATTCTGGAACAAAGAAGAAAAGAACTTTACTATTGGCGGTGAAAGAGCCAAAATAAAAGTAGTAAAAGCATTTAAAGATGGTGAGTGCCCAAATGCACAAAAAGAAGAAGTTCACAATGTATTAAAATTAATTACAAAACTGGACCCTACACAGGAAGTTGAAGAACCACAAAATGATGAACAAGACCAAGTTTTACATTTAGCTGGTGTTAAAAGTATTATACCACAAATTGCAGCAGTCGTATCATCAAGTGATGGCAAAGAAGATAAATTATTAAACAATTTAAAGTTTATGCAAGAGAGTGAATTAACTCTTATTAAAAGAAATGCAGGATTATAAAATGAAAAAAATTACAGAACAAACTTTGCTAGAAATGTCTAGAAACTTGAAATCTAGATTGTATGAAGAGAACATTATGCAAACCCAAGCACAGCAAGATACTGGTGTTGGAACGGGTATTCACAATTTTGTCAGACGTG